GCCATATCTTAAAACCCCCAAGCTCTCTTTATCTGTTTCGTTGTAAAAGTAGAATTCTTCAAAAATCGTGAGCCTCTACTTTGCTCCAGCTTATAGTAACCATCCCTAACCTGTTCAGCCTGTGACGGAATTTTGGCCTGACCGGACACAATAAAGCCTTCACTGCCAATGCAACGGTCATAGTCCACCCCATCGCGAGTCACGCGCGTCGTGCCGGACGAAACAAGTTCCTCAATGACTTCCCCGCCCTTGGAGATAAAAGAATAGATGGGCATTTAATAGCCCTTCTTATCATCTTCCTCTTCAGCCGCAGCCAAAAGCTCCGCTTCTTCCTCTGCAAATTCGTCAACCTCGTCCGCAGGGGCTTCCTCAGAAATGTGTTCAACATACTCAATAGGAGAGCCACCCGCACTCCTTAGCTCAACGTGAACCGTACCATCATCGTTAATCGCAGTTACTTCACCCTCAACTGCGTCAAGAGAGACTGCATCACCCACTTCAGGGGCAACACCTTCACCAGCTTCATCTTCAGAGACTAATGCCTCTACAGGTAATTTAATCATTTCGCAACCTTCTTTGTCTTTGTCGGAATGACCGTGGTGAGGGGGTTTCCCCCCTCCCACGGCAATCATAATGACCATGCCTTTTGGCTTCTTCCCTTTACGCATGGCTTGAGTTATTAAGCAGCCGAATTACTCTTACTACGCATAATTGTGTAGTAGTTGCAATTCAGTCGCAACGCGCACCAGAATGTCTTTATTCCGGCAGTGGTTAGCTGATTTAATGGGTCAGTCTTATCAGCCTTATCGGTGATAATCACCTTAGGACTGAATGGGGACTGACTTGACAACTCGGGGACACCGTAAGCCTGTTGCCCAACAAAGAGCGTGGCGTAGATGTTTGCCCCAGCCGCACGATCTTTCGTGCCAGCAGCGGAGTATGCGAATCGGTCATCATCTTCAGATGAGTAAACCGAAGACCAACCGTTCGTGGAAGTTATAAATTTTGCCCCATATAGAGAGCCAATTTCTCCACGATACAGTTCCTGCACATTACTGTACTGACTTGCGTTCAACCATTCGTTGACCTGCATAATGTCACTCAACACTTGAGGGCTGGTAAGAGCAGCGTACATTCCCCCGCGAGCAGGTTGTGCACGATTCACTTTCAGCTTGGTCACTGCGTCCAAGATGGACGAAGCAGCCATTACTGTGTCAGTGCCAGTGGCAGCATCGAAGGTGGAGTAATCCGTGCCACCGTCAGCGTACTGCTCGGTGAGCGTGTCACTGTTATCCAGCGCAGAACCGTCTCCGTTCTCCTTTGCCGTGCCAGCAGTATTGGAACCAACCACCGTGTTACGGGTGAGGGTGTCCATGTCTAACGCAGCATCTTCACCGTTGGTCTTGACCGACTGCTGTAAGCTGTTGAACAAGTCCGTTGCAGTGAGGATGTCAGTCAACTTAATGACCTGACCTCGTTGTGCTAATGTCTTCTCAATCTTGGCGAGTGAGAGGTTGCGAGTTCCAGAAGGTGCAGTGCCTTCAGTCAGACTTTCAATGTCTGAAGTTGAAGGTGCTCCAAAACGGAACATAGTGATTGCCTTATGACCAGCCTTCGCAGGAAGGGGAGCCTTTTCAGCAAACTGATCCATAACCAGTGCCTGAACAGCGTAGGACAGCAATTTCTTGCTGAAATAGTTCTGATACTGGTTGGATAATGTTGTAGTTGTAGTTGGCATAAGCCTGTTTTATCCTTCGTCAGCTACAGCAATGAATCTGCCTCAGTCGCGGCACGGCGAAGATATTCGGTCTGCTCATCATCTGATAATTTATCAAACGTCCTATCTCCGTCAGCCTTCTCGTTGGTGAATCCACCATTCACTGACATTTTCTTTTCCAGTTTAGTTAGTTTATCGGTTAGTTCTTTAACTTGGGCGTAGCTCTCTTCTGCTCCCGCAGCCTTAATTTGAAGATGGGCAATTTCAACAGCCTTCTCCAAGCCTACGGCATTTGCCATAGCTGGGTGCTGCTTGAGGATCGCGTTCGCTCTCTGAGTCAGCTCAGAGTCAGGTTTCCTTAGGTCTTCATGCTCCTGCATAAGGCTTTGCCTTTTGCTTTCAAATGAGTCCCAATACTTCTTGGCTTCTCTTTCTTTAGTAGCCTTTTCACCTTCTTCAGTAACCTTCTTGGCTACCAGCCTTGCGTCTTCTGCCTCGTCATAGTCACCGTCAAGCTCGGCCTTTTCCGCTGCCTTCTCATAATCAGCAGCAGTAAAGCCATGCTCATCTCGGTAGGCTTTTCCCTCGTTAATTTCCTGCCTGTGAGTTTTAAGCTCCTCGGCAGCTTTTAAGAGTTCTTGACGTTGCGCTTTGATCTCTTCCTTTTCGGCATTTATTTGCTTCCAAGAAGAGGTCTTCCGCTCCTCATTCTTTGCCCACTTACTTTTCGGCTGCTCCTTTGCTTCAGGAGCCTCGCCTTCTGTCAATGAACTAACCTGTTCATCCGCATCCTGCCCTTCAGTCTCTGGCTCCGTAACCGTCTCTTCTGCTGCTGACTCTGGAGGGGATTCATCACGAACCTCCTCTTTCGGTTCCTCCAGCTGTATTTCTACTTCTGGCATTCCCCCCGCTTCCATTGCAGTGTCGTACTGCTCGGCTGCGGCCTTCAACTGATCGGCAGTTACTTCGCCGGATTCTTCTGGCATAATGCTTCCCTGTATTAGTGCTGTCCTCGTCCAAAGAGCGCACCAAATCTACTGGACGTTGCTGTGGGGTCTTGACTCGTCTGATACTCAACCCCAAATGTATCAGACGTAAATTCTTCAGGCTCCTCTATTTCAGTCACCAGAGACTCAACGGTGTGAACCGTTGTTCTTACACCATTCGCGAATCCTGCATTAAATTCAAGTTCTTTTTTGCTGGACACTGCCTGTTGGTTTTGCTTGAGCACCATATTCAGCAGTATCATGCGAAACCTCTTGCCTTCACCGGAAGCTAAAAACTTTCGTAACGAATTAGATTCTGCCGTGCCCCACTCAGGCTCGCCGATCCAAGGTAAGTGCCCTGACATTCTCCATGCTATCCGAATGAACCTCAAGAACCTGCCCATCAATAATCTCCCTGCTGAACCACTGCCTCAGTCTGCTCAACCATTTGAGCTTCCTGCACTGGCATCTGTCCGGTAACTGCCTGTATCTCCATTTGGCCCTGCTCCTCCTTGGAAGGCATGAAACCGAGCTGAATAAGATACTCCTCAACGTCCTTCCGTAAAGCCCTCGCATTGTTGGTGTCAACTGTCTCGTAGGCATTGAGTAGCTCACCCAGCCTACTGCTGATGGATTGCTGCCCCTGAGGACTTACCTCAAGTCCACTCTGCGATGACTTCTCAAGGAACTGCATAAGCACCCCGATCCTTACGCGGTAGTCCTGACCTTGCTTGACTGGAACCTGTTCCCCGATAAGTAGTGCAGGAATGGTTTTCTGCTCGTCAGTGACCTCATCCCCTTCCTTCTCGTTCGGGTCTTGAACTAAACGAGGAACGAGTGACGGGTCTTCCAGTTCGAGTATGCTCTTGTCCAATTCAACTTGGTTGATCCAAGGACTATTCACGAACAGGCTCTTTCTCTGGATAGCCTTGTTGAGAAGCATGGCCCGACTCACCATGTCCATCCCACCGCGAGGCTCAAGTTGGTAGTCGTCATGAAGGGCAGCTGGGTCTAGGGTAAGTGAGTCCTCTAGGAACCTATACTGTAGGTCTTCCTTGTCGAATTGAAGGAGTATGCTCCATGACTGGCGGAACAACTCACCTAATGCCTGACGGAAGAGACGCAAACGCAAATCCATATTTTGCTGCGCTTGAGCATTAACCGATTCGATTTCAGTTGCAGTGCGACGATCCCTGTCCGCCATGATACCATAGTCGGGAACGGTAACCCTCTGCTCTGCTATGGACTGCGTTTGCATCATATCCTTGTCAAAGTCCATTGGAGTGTTTGGCATTTGGACAGGCTGAATCCCGAACGGCAGAATCTGACCGGGATTTAGTCGCAGGTTAACTGAGTTTGGTAAATCTCTTTCCGCCCTGAACAGTGGCTTGTTAAACAGGGTTGAGGCATCCATCTTTTCGTTCCACACTTTTGTCAGTGACGATTCGAATGGCGCAAGAATCTCACACACCCCCCTCGGTGAGTACCATCCACCGTCAGTGATCTCATACTTGCTTGAGGAGAAGGGTGCTCTGTCGTGGTCGAACGGAACTTCCATTGTCTTTCTAAGTGGAACATCTTGTGCTTGGGGGGAGAAGCAATGCATTACCCATTTCCCGTCCTTGTCATGTGTATAAACCTCCCACACGATGATTTGATCCTCGTCGTTGGAGTGGGTGATTCCCTCGCGTATCTCCTTGTCGTACTTTAGGTTGTCAATTATTCCAGAATCCTGAACCTTGCCAGATATGATTCTCTCTATAACTGACTTGCTCGTGTCGTATATTCCAGCCCTCTTGTAAGCCTCAAGACTCATTGGCATTACCTGCGTAATCCTGTCTGCATCCTCAATTCCTTTTGTCCAAGACGGGACAATTATATACATGGGATCAACTGCCTGAAACTCAACCTGACCACTATCTGGATTCCAGTAGGTTTTCATTACTCCATGCCCACTGACCAGCATATGGTCAATCCAACTCATCACTTCAGTTGCGTAATTGGACTTCTCGTGGAGCTTGTAGCTGAACCAATGCTCAGCTGCGGAGGTGAACCCAGCCAACTGGCTTCGCATTGGAACGAAGGTTGCCAGCACATCGAGGCCCATAGCCTGTTGAAAGAAAGCTGGCTTGAGCTTGTTGATTGTTGTGTCGATCAGTGGAAAGTGGAGGTCGGACGCATTCGGCCAAGGCTTGCTCTTGCGTCTAAGCCCGTCATTACGCATTTGATACCATAGCCCCTGACGGGTTTCCCACCTTGCCCTCGACTTAATGTCATCGACAACTAGATCGTAAAGTTTGCTACTCATTTGTTCTTTTTCTTTGGTGGCTTTTTACCTGAGACTTCCTTCTGCCACTTCTTTGCCATCTTTGGCCTGTTCGCATGCATCCATTTCCTCTGCTTCTCGCTCTTGAAAGGCATTAGGGTTATTTATCTCCAATCAACTTCCACCTTCTGGCTACTTTTTTCTCCGCTTCAACGCGCCTGTTGTGCCGATTGATTCCCGCTTTTATATCTCGGTTCAGTGCTGCCGCTTTTACATCTCGGTGATTCTTCGGTTCCGCTTTTGGCAAAGGTGGAAGACTTTGCGACCCTGCCTCCTCTCCCTTGTATTTGTATTCCTTAGCCATTACCTCTGTCTCCCTCTATTCCTGCCGCGAGGTGCTGAACCCTGTTTAAGATTCTGTCGAGTAGGTTTCAGGTTCCCATACTTGTCAGGAGCCTGAGTGTTGGATTTAGATTTATTCTTTTTACTCATGTTCTACGTAGAACATTGTGTTACACAATGTTTAATGGTCGTTCACTCCTCTAAATTCTTTTGGCTTTGGATGGCGTATCTTCAGCAACTTGGAATTATTAACAAGAAAGCAGTCTATTGTCAATGCGCCATGAACGCACTCTGGGCATATGTCCCAGTCAGTAGACTTGTCCTTGGCAACCACCCAGCCGATGTCATCGCACACACCGCATATGCTTATCATGCCCTCCCCCTTCAGGGAGACAATCGACGGCTTCATTTCTCCACCCATAAAAAACATAATATATATCTATCTCTTCTCTCTGTCTCTTCTCTCTATCTATATGGGAGATTCTGGGAGACTTTGGGAGACTTTGGGAGAATGTTAATAACCTGCGAACATTCCACTAGGCAATGCTGTTGATTCGTAGTCTTCTACAGCTCTTTCGTAGATTTCGTCAATCGTGACAGAACCCTTTTCCCTGTACTTCTCCCACACTCCACCAATCCCTCCTCCACACGAAATGCAACCCAGCACCGCATCAGCGCGGTCAGGACTATCCAACCCCCTAGCCTTCATCCTGTCCTTAGGCTCCAACCCTAACTTTCCAGTCCTGCTTACATCAGCCCTTCTGGTTACTATCTGCTGGTGCAGTGTGGGATCGTCAGGGAGGATAACTTCTTTCTTCTGTATTGACCTTCCAGCAGTGTGCCATATCTCAGCACTCCGGTTTGCATACCTGCTGTCAAAAGGTTTTGAACCGAAGTTAACCCTGTGAATATCATGTCCAGCAGCCATAAGTGAATCGCACATCGGAAGACCAAGCCCACCTTCATCAGCATACACCTCATCAGGAGATAACCCAAACTTATCTATCAGATTGATGATCTTACCCAGAGTCCTGTTGGTATCCTTGTCCCTCCAGCATATAAGCTCAGTAACCTTATTCCCCTCACGCAAGGCAAACACACACTCATCTCCACCAGCAGCAAAGTCCACAAAAGCAACCCTTATCCCTATCTGTCTCTTTGGAGGACTCTGTACACAAGCCTCCAAGGACTTCAGACTCACAACCAAACCATCACCACTGTCATCATAAAACTCACCATAGACCATCGACCTTATCAACGGACTATCCTCACCATATATCTCTATCTGCTCGTCAACCCATCTCTGAGTAATATGAGGACAATCAAATGCTGTAACCGTAAACGTATCCCAAGACTTCCTCTGCTTAGTGAATGCCTCATAGAAAGCACCAGCACTGGCTCCGGGGCTGCTCATAACTAATAGACGACTAGGCTGACATCTGGCTATAGCATCGAAGATACAATCAGGCACTGTCTTAGCTTCATCAACAATCATCAGCAGGTTCTCTGTAGCACCCTGCCTGTGCCAACCCTCAAACTTACCCGCATCATTCGTACTGAAACCTATAGCCTTAGACCCATTCTTATACCTAAGTTCATTACTTGTTGACCTCCATCCACTCCCAAGGTTGCCAACCAACTTCTTCAGGTGAGGCCATAACTGACCCTCTACCTGCCTCCATACCCCAGCAGTCGTAACCACCAGACTGTCAGGAAATCTCACCATATGCCACAACACCGCACTCGCAGCCACAATACTCGTCTTGCCAGAACCATTAGCAGCCTTCATCGCAACCCTACTTTCCTTAGGGTTTAATGCAGTCAACACATCCTTCTGCCACGGGTAAGGACTTATACCCAAAACCATCTCAGGGAAGTTCTGCAATAAGCTCGCATACTCAACTTGCTCGTTCTCATCCTCAATTCGCTTCAGGATGCGTTGTGCGCCCTTTTGTTCCTCAGTCAGTACATTACCAAGGTTCTTAGGCTTTAACGTCTTCTTGGGCAATACTACGTCCATTGTGCCCTTCTTGCGTGGACGACCTCTCCTGCGTTTTGGAGGTTGGGGATTCAAAGGCTTCATTTGATATACAATCGTAAAAATGGAGTCAGTTTTGAAAGGGGGGGGATAGAGGGGCAGGGCTTCGAT